TAATCCAAAAGTTAAGGCTGACCAAAACACTATCACCAACCCTAATCAAAACACTAACCCAAAACCTATATTCACTAAAGAGGAGATTAACACTGCTAAAGCAAACAACGATTACCTAACTCCTTTAATTAATAAGTTAAAACAAAACTTCCCAGGTGTTAATGTTGTAGTAGATGAAAAAGCAATAACTGACCTTGCAAAAAAAGCAGGTGTAACCGATGCAGCCGCAAAAGGAGCAAAAGGTGTATTTAACCCTGCTAACAATACTATTATTATCAACCCTAAGACTGCGACCAAAGACACACCAATCCATGAATTTGGACATGTGTGGAGTAAAGTTGCAGAAACACAAAGACCTGAACTACATAAGAAAGGTTTAGAACTAATTAAGGGAAGTAAGATAGAACAAGAACTTAGGGAAAGAATAGCAAGTGACCCTGATCAGGCTAAGGTATATACGGAAGAGAAAATATTAGATGAAGCCTTAGCAATTGCTATTGGTCGAAGAGGTGCTAAATTGTATGAAGATTCTGCACAGCAATCTAAATGGGAACAGTATGTAAAAGATGTATTTGATTTTATTAAACAACAATTTGGTATTGATCCTAAGCAAGCGATAGAAGATTTAACCTTACGGGAGTTTATCGAACTCGCATCAACAGAGATTATAACAGGTGAACAAATTGCACCTACAGAGATAAAATCTGAGCCTGAAGTTAAGGCAGATGAGAACGGACAAACATTATTGTTCCAAGCAAACTACATTGACCCAGAAACGGGAATAGAATTTACATATGACAAGAATGGAGATGTTTTTACTGCACTAGTAGAAAGTGGTAACATAACAAAAGATAAAAAGTTGTCAGACTTTGCGGGAAACAATATGATACTTCATTCTCCTGATTTTGCGTTTTCAGGTCAAATATCTAAAGATGGAAATATTCTTATAGAAGGTAAAGGTGGAATGTACTACCCAATTAAATTTCACGATAAAGGATATTTTTGGGCATCAACTTCTGGAACAGCCAACAGTATGGCAAAACTTCTTAATGACGCATTGGAAAGTTCTCCTGATGGTAAGATTAGAATGGCTTTAACAACAGCACCTCCTACAAAAGTAATGTCTTCTACAACTGCTGCAAATGGTGTGGTTGATTTGTTTACATCAGATGCGTTTGTAAATACACTAAACTTAACTGAACAGAGAGTAAAAAGGGCTTTAGTTGTTGCAGCAAATATATCTAAAAAAATTAAAGTTAAAGTAGTAAATAAAAAAACAGGTAAAGAAGAATATAAACTAAAGGATGTTGGTTTAGGCATAAAACTGTCTAACAAAATGAGTTTAGATGAAATAAAGGCTAAAATTAGAGAAAAGGTAGGGGCGGACAATTCAACTTTTAATGATAGAAAATTATTTACAGATGAAGTATTTAGAAGCGTATCAGATAAATTAAATAAACAGAATGTGGATGCCTCAAGAAAACTAGCAAAGTTTTTCAAGAGACAATTCCCAGAAATGAAAGGTCAAGGTAACAACCCTAAAGTGTCCATGACAAACTTAAGTAATGCTGTCAGTTATATTATTGGTGAGCCTATTTTAAGAAATGAAACTGAAACAGGGAATGTATATGCAGTACTAGAAGCGGAAGGTCAAGTTGAAGCAGTTTTAGCAAAAGATGATAATGGTAAACTTATACATGAGTCGTACCCTTATGCAATAAAAATGTCTAACCCTAAATCTAAAGTTTCATTACACATATTAACTGACAGACAAAAATGGTCAGAAAACTTTGAGATTGATAATCAAGTAAATGAAGACGGTTCTAAGAAAACATTAAAACAGATATATCCAAGTTATGGTGTAACTACAACTTCTTTAAAAGTTAAGGGCGACCCAAAATCAGAGGAAAATAAACCTAAAGAATATTCACCATCATTCCAACTAGACGGAAAGAACCCGGTGACGGAAGAACAAATCAATCAGGGTCTTCAAAGACTTAAAAACAATGGTATAGATAAGGCTAAAGTTATAGACTATTTTAATAGAAGATTTCCTGAATATACTACAGAAAGATTAAGTGAACTGTATGAGGGTAATGTAACTCCTGAATCCGACAAACCTAGTGCCAATAGAAAATACACTAGTAGATTGGCTGAGGTATTAAGTTCAGATACATTTGAAGCATTGTCAGAGGACGCTAAGAAGTATGTTCCTAGGTCTAATCAAATAACTGACGCTGAGGCACAAGTTATGTTTGATCAGTTAGGAGTTGATGAGGCGGTAAAGGTTATAAAACAAAACCCAGATTACTTATTACCAGAGGTTAGAATTGCACTTACTAATAAGGTTATAACAGAGTTAGAATCAGAAGTTCAAAAACTTAGAGACGAAGGTAAACTTGCTGAGGCTGAAACAATCTCCGCAGGAATTAATGGAATTGTAGAGATGATGTCCAAAGAAGGAACTAGATCAGGTAGATTTATACAAGCCTTCAGAATGCTTAACGCTTTGTCAGCAGACAGAACTATTGCACTTATAGAAAAACAATTGGAAAAGGAAGGTAAAAAACCTTTAACTGAAGAAGAGAAAAATAAGTTAAAAGATTTAATTAAAACTGAAAAGGCTGCGGCTGAAGGTTTGCCTAAATCAAAAGCAGTAGCAGAATTGTATAAGTACAAGATGTCTATACTAGGTGCAAGTGGTAAAAATTTGTTTGAAGCATATTTTTATGGAGCAATATTATCAGGTATTACAACTCAAGAAAGAAACATTGTAGCAAACTTAATGTCAATCTCTAGTGAGTTAATAGTTACGTCTGTAAGAGAGGCTATGAAAGGTAATCCAAAGGCTATTTGGCATGCATCAGCAGGAATGATTAAAGGTTTTGCGAAAGGTTGGTTAAATGCTAAAAACATTATTAAGACTGGTGTTAGATCAGCAAGAGCAGATAAAATGGACAGCCCACAACTATTAGAGTGGTGGAGATTCAACACAAATAGTAAGGTAGTAAATAAGTTTTTAAACTCGCCATGGTACACATTAAATCCATGGTCACCAAATTTTTTAAAATATGTCAATAGAGGAATGGTTGCATTTGATCAAATGTTTTATCATGCGGCTAAAGATATGCAAGCGTATGCTCTTGCTTCGAACTTAAAGAGGGGTAAAAATGTAACTCCAGAAGATATAAGGAAGGCAAACGATATATTAAATCCTCCAAAGGAATACATAGAGGATGCAATTAAAGAAGCCAAAACAGAGGGGTTTGCAGAAAATAAAGAAGAGGCTGTAGAGATTGCAAAAAAAGAAGGTTTAAAACCAGGAACATCAGAATTTAATAGTAAGGTTAAACAACTGCAAACTGAATTTAAAATTAGAGTACATGAATTAATAGAGGCTAAAAGAGACTTAACTATTCAGGGTACAGCAGAATCGTTTGGATCTAAAACTACATTTAACTATGATCCTGAAGGAGGGCTAAGTTACGTATACGATGCTATTGTTGGGTTAAGAAACAGGGAAAAAATTGGTCCAATAGCAACCACATTTATTCCTTTTGCAAGGGTATTAACCAACGTGTTTAATAGATTTTTACACTGGACACCTGTCGGATTCGTAACCGCAACTAAAACAGGAAAAAGTGGTATTAAAGAATTTATACCCTTTTCAGGATTAAAATTTACTACAGATAGTAATGGAAAAAAAGTTTTAAAAAATGAGGCAAGTGTTAGAGTTACAGGAGGAAAGGTGAGAGCATTGACTTCTGATGAGAAGTCGGATCTTATGATTAAAGCAACAATAGGTACTTCAACTATGCTTGGATTGTATGCTTTTATAATGAAGGGACTAGATGAGCCTGATGAAGATCAATGGTTTAAAATAACAGCCGCAGGTCCTACTGATTACAAAAAGAAGTATGAGTTACAAAAAGGTGGTTGGAAACCTTTTACAGTCTCATTTGGTGATGTTAGTTTCTCTTATAAAGATCACCCTATGTTTTTCGTTTTAGTTTCGGCAGGGACTTTATATGAATCTAATAAGTATGGAAATGTAATAGAAGATGATCTTGCAGCATATGTTATGGGTCAAACAGCAATGAGTATGACAGGACAATCTTGGCTTCAAGGTATTGAAGATTTAGGTGGGTTAATGAATAGAGAAGATTGGGACAAAAAAGTAGCAAATAAGTTATTTGGAACTGTTTCTTCTATTGTTATACCTAATTTCCATAAGCAAAAAATAAGACTTATGATGGATATTTTAGACGATCCAATAAAATCTAGAGCAAATGGAACTTTTGCATCTGCAATGAGTCAACTTTACAGAGATATTCCAGGTGCAAATAGCGGTTTATATGACTTAGTTGATAGCATGGGTGACCCTGTTGTACCAAACCAAACATCTAAATACATACCATTTGAGTTTGCTTTAGGTGATGACGCTGATCCTGTTGCAAAGGTTCTAACAGACAATGGAATATTTATAGGCTTTCCAAGTAATCAGAAAGAAATCTTTGACTTAAAAGCAAGAACAAAGAGAAAGATGACAGATGACGAATATCAAGTATATAAAATAAGAGCAGCAAAGGAGACAGGTAAAATTTTGAGAGATCGCTTTGCAATTATTAAAAACTTAAGTAAGTCAAATAGACCTGAAGTGCTACAAGATTATGTTGCAAACATAAAAAAAGACGCAAGACAAGCAGCGTATAATGATGTTTTTATAAGAGGTGGATATAAAAAATATACAAAAAAATGAGAAAAATAAATAAGATTGTAGTACACTGTACTGCTACTCCAGAGGGAAGACCGGTATCAGTAGATGAAATTGACTCATGGCATAAACAAAGAGGATGGTCACAAATAGGCTACCACTATGTTGTGCAAATTGACGGAACTATTAATCAGGGGCGACCTATAAATATATCAGGTGCTCATGTAAAGGGACATAACAAATACAGTATAGGTATTACCTATGTAGGAGGATGTGATGCAGATATGAATCCAAAAGACACCAGAACGGATGCTCAAATTGACAGTCTAGAATACTTGGTTGGATTCCTGTGTGCTAGTTACCCAGGATCAGAGGTTTATGGTCACAGAGATTTCTCTACAAAAGCCTGTCCTAGTTATGACGCAAAAGAAGAATACAAATCAATACAAAATAAATATGTTTGATAATTTAGGGTACACAGTAGCAATTTCAGAAAGGTTCAGAATTGGTCCAATGTTAGGTTGGGCATTTTTTCAGCCAGATGAAACAGATAATAGTTATGAGTTAAATATTTACTTAATATTTATAATGTTGCACATTAAATGGTGGGAAGGCGATGAGTAAACCAAAAAAGAAATTTAAAGACACTAAAGTTGGGAAATTTTTAACCAACAAAGTACCTGCAATTTTAGGTATTGTAGGTGATGTATTGCCTGATGCAGGAGTATTAGGCGTAGTTAAAGGTCTAATTGAAAAAGAGGATCCTGCTATTCTACCTGCTGAAGACAAAGAAAAAGCGATGAAACTTTTAGAACTTGATATGATTGAGTTGCAAGAGGTAAGTAAGCGTTGGGAAAGTGACATGAAAAGCGATTCATGGCTCTCGAAAAACACACGTCCTATGACGTTGATATACTTAACTGTAATGATGTCTTTATATATCATCCTAGACAGTTTAGATATTGCTTTTGATATTGATGAAAGTTGGATAGAACTTTTAAAAACGCTTTTAGTTACAATTTACGTAGCATATTTTGGAAGTCGTGGATTTGAAAAGTATAACTCAATTAAGAAGTAGAAACACCGTTTTTATTTAGTTTATTAATTAACATTGTAAATATTTCAGAAACTCTGTATTTTTCCAAAACATCGGAGTGAAACTTTGTATACTTTTCTAACATCAGTGGTGCTTGTGTATCCTTATAGTGTTTAGAAATAGTATTATCACCTTGAAACATAAGTTCTCTAATATCAGCATCAGGAACACTAAGTATGGATGCTGTTGTATTAAATGCTTTTCTTGCTGATTTGTAATTATGACCAGTAAGTTTCTTGAATCTTCTTGCTTCAGATTTCCAAAAGAAATTCATAACACTATCACCGCCTCCGACAGGAAAAATAGTTTGTAGTTCTGGATTAATAATATAGTTTATTGAAAATATTATTTTCTTAATAGGTTCTAAACCCATATAAACTAATCCCATTTTATTGGTTTTTGATCTAAAGTGTTTGTATACCATATTTATTTCACCAAACTTATAGTTTGTAGAGTTATCATAGGTAGCGTTTATAAATGATTTCATTGATAGTTTTTCAATATCCTTAGAATACATTCCTCTCATTGAGAACATCATTAAATAAATTAAAATACATAGTCCGTTGTTTTTAAACATTCTATCTTCAGTATCTAAATTATTAATGACTTCAATCAACTCATCTGATCTAATCCATTGTGGGGTGTAATTATTTATAGTATTAGTTCTTACGTGTGGAAAAACAGTATAAGTGATTTCATCTTTTACTGCATGCCCATGAATACCTTTAGCAGCCTTTTTATAAGAATTAAATGTTTGTGGACTTCTACCTTTTTCATTAAGATTTTGCTTAAGTTTTAACCAATTACTTTTATTGCATATATCTTCAAACGTCAGGTTTTTAATACCAAAATTAGTACCAATTGATCTCATTTTGTTTTTGTAAGTGGTAAAGGTTGTCTCCTTCATTTGACTTTTAAGATAACGATCTAAGTAAGAGTCAATATTATTTACATATGAACCACTAGTTAATCTAGTTCTTGCTTCTTCAAATGATAATACAGACACTACGCTTTGAATATATAGTTCTTCAACAATATTATTTAAATCTCTTATTTCTTTGTTTTTTAATTCAAAAAAAGGGTGGTTACGTTTCAGTCTTTTATTCTTTACATCCCAATGTTTTTTTAATACTTTTATTTGAGTGTAAATTTTTTTATCAAACTGTTTATTTTTAAAACGAACATGTAATAGTGTAGTTCCATCTTTATTAGTTTCGTTTCTTATTCCAATTGATAAAGCCATAGTCCCTAATTTAGTCCCCAAAACTTAAAATGCTATTTTAAGGTGGTTTCATACAAAGTTATGCACAAACAGAAGAAATCAGAGGAAACGTTATTAACATTAGGTCAAAGTTATTGTACTAAAAGCCAATAAATATGCCCCTGGGACACCCTTGGGATACCCATGGGATAACCGTGGGACATCTAATTTTTTTTTAGATTTTCCTCTGGAAACTAGATATAAATAGCATAATTTAAAACTTGAAATAATATCAAATGGTCCCTAATTTAGTCCATTGATTTTATTGTGGATAACTTTGTCAGACAACAAGTCTTATCATTTATGTTCTTGTTTCAAACCATCCAGAATGGTCTCTAAAAGGCTTGTTTCTATTTTGTTCATCTATTTCTGGTTGTTTTTCATTTTTTAAAGCAATCAATAATAGTATCAAGTAACCTGTAAGATCTTTAACTGTATCTTCAGTCTTATCGTAGATGCCTTTCTGTTTTATTCTAGATAATTTATCATCTATTCTAGCACATAAAGACGCTACTGCGTTGCCCTCACTAAAAACATTAATAGGTGATGTAGCACTATCACCATAATCAGTGTTTTTAGAGATGAGAAGGCTGATGATCTCAGCACCAACCCTCTCAATTTTTTCTCTAGTATCCATTATTAGAACGGTAAATCAGAACCCTCTTCTTTTCCGTTAACAAAATTTTCAACTTTTTGCTCATGAGATTTCGCTTTTCCATTTGGAATATTTCCATCAGCATAAGTGATTTTCCATGCGTTAGCATTAGCAGTTCTTAACTCTCCATTACGATCTCTGTAACTTCTGAGGTTAATAGAAACTAACACCTCATCTCCGTTTTTGTAAGCACTAAACAAGTTTGCTTTTGCTCCAATTGCTTCAACAGGATACTCAACAGGGTACTGACTATCAGCACCTAATTCAACTGTTAATACTCTTTTTTCAATATCTCCTTTTTGAGTTTGAATGGTTTGTGCATCAGAGATGTTTTTGATGCGACCTTGTAATTCTAATGAATTTGACATAATTAAATAATTAAAGTGTTATATATATTCAGAGGTTTTAAAGCCCCTCGCCTAAAAATATTTTAGGACTTTTTCAGTTTCCTATGGTGTATTTATAATTTTATTACTAATCAACATTTGTATGAGTTCCATCATATCCTCTTTATGTAGGATGCAGTATTCTTTGCCTCCTGGTGCTTTATGAAAAATAATAGGGACATCTGTTGGTTTGACAACCATGTCTGCTAATACCTTTTTATATTGTGGATTTCTCTTATAGCATTTTGCCTGTACAGCAAAGTCTCCTGTGTTCATTAAGTCAATGCCTTGGTCATCTAACATCTTAGAACCATATCTAGATGTAACGCAATTTTCAAATCCTAGTTTTTTAAAATCCTTAACTAATTGTCTCTCGTAATTGTGACCTTTGTTTCTGTTAGTGTTTGCCATATTTATTAAAATCTTTATAGACATAAATCATTTTGTGCTTTACAAAACTTTTAATATCCTTATACTCTGTTGATTTATCAAAACCTTGATATATTAAATAATAGTTTTCTCCATGCCCATTAGGTCTCATAAAGTATTCTTCTTTTCCAGGAACAATCTCATCTATGTTAGCAAGACGTAAAAGGTCTCCGCTTTCATAAACTTCATGCTTACCTATTTTCCCTCCCCATCTATTTGTTGCCCAATTCAATTTATATAGGTTTTGATTATTGACCTCTAAACTTCGGAAATTGCCCTGATGTCGTCTCATATTGATCCTCGTTATGCTCTGTATAGCATGTTGTTGTTAAATTATATTTAAATTCTTGCATACCTGTCTTACCTGTAAATCTCCATCTAACCTTCCATATATGAACCTCAACAAGTTCTTTTTCAAAGTCTCTATAAACAGTTATTCCATTATCTACTTTATTAAAGAAGTGGGAAGAGCCACTTACGCTGTAACCTGAAGCGACTTCAACCTTCCCATTCTCCTTTTTAAGTTTTTGTGGGTGTGCTACTAATACTACTCCACAATCATATGATTCTTTAAATATTTTTATTTTAGACAACTGCATACCTGTGTACTGATGCTCATTCATCCCTCTCTCAATCTTGTGTTCAACGAATGCCCAATTGTCAATTATTAAACAATTAATTCCAAGTTTTTTTACCAACTCCTTTCCTTTGTTTAATATCCCATCTACAGTTAGATCATTATCTTTTAAGTTTATAAAAAAGAAATGGTTGTTTATGAAATCAATAGCGGGGTCTAATTCTTCAGGTTGTAAATTATCTACAGACCCTTTTCCAAATCTTTTACCCGCATATTTTTCAATTAATTCAGCAACATGAACTTTTATTGGTTGTTTCTCAGCAGAAAATATTCCAAATTTCCAACCCTTTTTAGCAAGTTCTATTGCAACTTGGTCTACAAAACTAGATTTACCATGTCCAGGAACTCCTGTAACAAGGGTAAATTCACTAGGTCTCCAAGACATCAACTCATCAAATTTAGGATAGCCTATAGTATCCCCTTTAGGCATACCATAGTTGTATAGGTTGTGGATTTCAGATCGAGAATCTGATGCTTTACTAACTCCTTCTAGTGGAAAAGGTTTTGCGTGGTCAATGCAATTAATTAATTCTCTTGAACCATGTTTTAGTAAAACATCATTGGCATCCTTACAACCCTCTGGAAAATTAACTAACCAGACTCTTTCTTTCCCTAGCCTTCTCGATAATTCATCTCTTAATTTAATTCCTGGTGCGTCATTATCTAAAGCCAAATATATTTTGTCTTTATTTTCAAACTCATCAATACTATTGTCTAAATATGTTAAATTTTGATTTCCTGTAGATGCTCCGTTTGGAACTGAACAAGCAAACATAAGTTTATCTTCTTGTAAACCCGCTTCATAAAAAGCCATAGCATCAAATTCTCCCTCTGTTATAATACACCATGAAGCGGGTTTTATTAAATCTAAACCATACATGATCATCTCAGACCCTTTGTTTAGTTTAAAGTTCTTTTGTGAGTCTCTAAACTTTATGTTGATCCTTCTGCCTTTCCTTATGTAATTGAATTGAATTACAGGTCTTTCAGCAGAAACTTGAGGCATATATTCTATACCCTCAGTAACTCCAAAGTATTCAATCGTAGAATCATTTATACCTCTATCTTTAAAAAACTTTAAAACTTTTTCGCTTAACGGAGAAGCCTTTACAATAGGCATTTCGTACTCAGTTTCGTACTCTGCTACAGATCCATTGTCACCACAATGATGGCAATAATATGTACCTGTTTCAACCCAAACTCTTAAGCACTTTTCATTTCTGTTTTTCTTTCTTGTATGTGAGCATTTAGGACATTTAGTCTTTTGTGGCTCTGAGTTAGTATTTCCATTGACTTCAATGCCAATGTCTTGCAGTTTAGATAAATTATCGGTCATATTATTGCTACGTTTCTTCTATTGGGGGTGACCTTATTCATTGTCTCCCACTCTTTATATTGTATTAGGTACTTCTCTACGAATTTGTTTCCAAATATTACTTCAGGTGTTACAGAGGATTGATACTTTTCACTCCAATTCTCTTTACACCAAACAAATACATCTACCATTTGTGACCCTGTAATTAATTTGCCATCAAACTTTTTAGATAAGATGCTTTTAAATCTCTTCTCATAAGTTCTTGGGTTGTATTTATGTTTAAATCTCTCGTTTAGATATGTAATAACTTCATTACACACTTTTTGATACTCAAGAGATATTGTTTCATTGCTATCGGCAACTGCAACTCTAAACCAAAGAGGGGTAGTTCTGAATTTTGGGTGTGCTTTTGTTCCAATGTTTTCAAGAGTTCCTTTTTCTGTTAATTCATTTATATATCTGCTCATCGTTCTAGAAGATGAGTTTAGTTCCTCTGCTAAATCTGTAAGTGTTTTATCACAAAATCCATCTATAGATGTGTATTTGTATATTAAATCACACAGCATGTATGCTAAAGGTGAAAGGTCATGTTTCCTTAATACTTCATATATTATAGTTGTTGACCTAATCATCTTAATAATATTTTATGATAAAATAGCGTAGGTTTTTTCTTATTTCTATGCGACTCAATTTTACAATCAAGTGTAACAATGTCGCCTAACTTAAATGAAACTGTTTTATCTATTAGTTTATCCCAACAATTGACCGCTATATATGAGTCCTCCAATGTCTTTAACCATATTGTTAAAAAGGAATGATTTTTTTCATCACTACCTTTTACTTCTTTAATAGGAGACATAAATTTTATTTGTCCTAAAACCTCTATATTCATTTAATTTTTTCTTTAATTATATCTGCTAGAGTAATTGTTTTTCTATGCTCAATTCTAATATGGTTAAGTATTAAATTAGTTTTAGTGTAAAAACCCTTAGTGGTAAGACTTGGGTCTTTAGTGTTAAAATATGAACCTAGTATATTTAAAAATTTTTCTTCTAAAAATTCAATGTGATCCATTGGCTCACGTAAAAAATCTTGTATCTCTTCTAAAGAAAAGTTAAACATCCTCGAAACCCCTACAAAAATGCATAAGCCAAAGTATGAGTTACCTTCTAATACAGAGTCAACCTCTAGTGTGTGTTTATTTTTTACTGCTAAATTATTTATTATGCCCTTTTTTATATCCTGTAGTTCCATGTTAAAAGTTTAATATTTTTGTGTCTTTGTATCTTACGTTAAAGGTCTTTCCCCAAACAATCTTTCCACTATCACCAAAATCTACTTCTTGTGCTCCTCTATGTAATAGAATTTGTTTTATCTGTTGCATTGCTAATTGTTTACCCGATTTAGCAACCTTTTCCTCGTCTCTAAATTTTATGTATTGTTGAGTTAGTTCAGTTAATTCATCGTCAGAATCAATCTTTACTCTATCAAGCATTGCCTTATGTTTAAAAGACAAAAATTGATCAAGGTCTACTTTGTATTCGTCCTCTACATTTGGTTCTAAATGTGAAACAAGTCTATAGGCTTCGTTATCATTTAAAACTCTAAAATCTGTATCAATTAGTCCTCTTGCCTCTTGAACACTATTGTAAAACTTCTCTCCTTCAATAAGAATAGTTTCCTGTATGTTTTCGTTTGCCTTTACTGTGAAAACATCCATATGCCTACCATCCTTTAAAAAAGCAAACTGCCCATAGTCATAACCTAAAACAAGCATATACAATTGAATTTGTGCTATGTAGTAAGGAGGAATACCGCCTTCCCATTTGTCTGCATTGTAACCGGAAATTGTTTTAATTTCTAAGACTCCTTTTCCAGACATTTCATCGTGACTTGTTATTTGTCTATCAATATTGGCAAACAAAAAAGGGTATTTTTCATTAATAAATATTGAGTTCCTTCTGATAGACTTTCTTAATTTAGTCTTACTTTGATAATTGTTTATCATTTCCACAGGATCACCTGTCCAATATTGCCATAAATCAGCAACGTAATCTTCTAAAAGTCTTCCATGAAACATAACCTCGTTGTCAATGTTTTTTATGTTGGCAGTTCCTACGGATTGATTCCATCTTGTAATCTTTGATGTCCAAGGATTTAAGCCTAATAAAGTAGAGGCATCTGATCCTCCAACCATTCCTTTAAATACTAATGTTTTTCTTAACGCAACCCACTCTTCATAAGGTAAGTTTGCTGTTGGTATTCTGGTTATTTTACTCATATTTTACAGGTTTTTTTAAGTGCTTCTCTGATTATTTCAGAAATATTTTTATTTTTTATTTGACTTATGTAGTGTAGATTATTAACCTCACTAGGTGTAAGTCTAAAAGTTATTCTAGTTGACAACTTCTCTGTAATTTCTCTTCTCATTGTTTCTTTTTAGAAAAAGGGAGGACTGGTAAAGACGGATGCCTTCACTAATAATTCCTGTTGGTTTGTGTCCTCCCTAAATGATTATTTACTTGCTTGTGCTACTGCCTTTTTAGATTTTTCGGCATTGATTAAAGTTTTTAATTCCTTAATCTGTTCACTTGTTAAAAGTGATTTATTTGCGGGTATGCGTTTTTCTACTGCGGTGTAATCAACACTTACATATGCTAACATAGATTGGTAAATGTCTGATCCGTTAGATGCTTTTACTCGCTGAAGTTCTTTGGCTTCGTCTTCGTCCATTATAGAGTCTTCACCACTATCAACAATACCCAATATAAATAACGCTCTGTTTAATGCTCCAGACTGGCATTTTTGAAACGAAAAAGGTTCATTTGTTCTCTTGTGTGCGATACCATCTGCTACAACAATCTGGTCTGAATTATAAACCTTTCCCGTCATAACGATAATACTATCGTTCATTTCTATAATATCTGTTTGTAGTGTGTATCCCTCAGTTCTAAAGTAGTCGTTGAAATAATTTAATCTTTCAATCCAAGGCACTATATTAACTCCTCTTCCTATTGATGTTTTTTTTAGTTTTCGTTTCAGTTTCATTTGGGTGTTTGTTTTTTAGATTGTTTAAATAAAAGTTTACTATATAATATTTTCTTGCATGAAAAAGTATTGATTCCCAGTCAAATCGCCAGTCTTTTATTCTCCTATCCATACAAATGTCTTCGTGATAGGTGAGCATGAAAAGTTTAAAATCTCTTAGCGAAAATCTTTTACGATCATGAATAATTTCCTTGTTCTCGTAGTCAAATCTGACCATGTTTTTAACTTGTATTTCATGTCGTGGTTGTTTAAAGTAAATGTAAGACAATTTATTGTCACTTGAACGATTGTATTGTTAACAACCTATTAAGTTTTTAACATTCGTATATAGTATTATATATGAGGTAGTGCCTATCCGATTGAATATTGCTTTTGTTTCTTTATAGAGTCGGTATTAGAGTGTTTTACGTACCTATAAAAAGCAGTTGAGCCATTAGAATGACCACTAATATTTCGTGCTTCAATTTCACTCAAACCTTTAGAAAGATGATAAGTTATCCCACTTGCTCTTAGTTTGTGTGGTGTAATAATGTCGTATAAAAATTTCTCTTCATGAATAGGGTTTCCATTGTGGTCATATGTATACACAATTTTCTTTTCATGTAATTCTTTGTAGGATTTCAATAATGTTTTAAGTCTAACTCTAAAGTGTTGTTGTGAATGTGCGAACGCACCCTTGCCCTCAAGAAAAACACGAACATCTTTTGGTAAATAAAAAGAAGATATTGCTCCGACTCCTTTTTTTGTTATAATAGTAACCACACTTCCATCTGATGAGGCTTGAAAATTCACTAAATCACTAACCCTCATACAAGAATACAGCATTAGTCTTGTATAATACCATACATCTTCGAGTTCGATTCCTGGATTGTTGTTATGTATTAAGTCAACTTGCTTAGGATCTAAAGCAATGACTTCTGTTTGCAACTCTCTCATGCTTTGTAACTTAGGAAACAAATAGCCATAATAATTCTCTGCCTTTTTTAAAGTAGTTCTTATAATTTTTAAATGTGTCTTTCTTGTGTTGTGATGTTTACAATCGTCTAACATCATATTCAAATATTTATTTACATGAGTCTGTAAATTTCGGGTGACCTTAAGTCTGTCCTTTCTATTGTTAACGTTGTTGAGGTCTAAACTTTCTATGTTAAAATTAAACTTGTATGCAGACATCTGATTATAAACTTGTCTGTAAGAGGTAATAGTAAGGGTTGAGAATTTCTTGCCATAATTTAAAATAGACCCATCCTCTAATAGATTTATAATTTGTTTCAGTAAAGATAAAAAGGTTCCTGTACTCATTAGAATATTATTTTAATTTGGATAATAAATTTGTGCGTTGTATTAATCTCCGTTTATTATTTGTCCTATTTTATCAGATACATTACCATAGTATTCTATGATTTTGCATGACTCTTCAAAAAACAGTGGAGAAGCACCAGTTTTCTTCTGGTTTAACGTACTTTTTTTAGATTTTGTCCCGTATATATACAAGCAAACTTCAGTTGTTGGAATTTCTGGAATTTGTAATAGTTTGAATGCCTTCATACGGAAGATATCAAGTGATCTGTGTTGTCTCTTTGCTGTCATATTGTTTAGTTTTCTTCAATTTATCTTGTTAATTAATTGAACGTCAGTATACTAATTTAGATATTTTTTACTTTTAATACAAGTATAGAGTGCAAAGTTTTTTGTAAATCTGTTGAACAATTATCATCTTGTAATATTTGATGTAAAAGGTCGTTATGTATTGGTTTCAATAACTCATCAACTTTCTCTATAACTTTAATATTTAATGATCTTAGTAATAAATTATATTTCTGTTTTATATCCATTGTTTCAGTTTGTAGATTTACATAGTCAACAATTATATTGTTAGGGTCTAAAATAGGGTTGTCAGAAAATTCTACACTTCCTATTACTTTCATAACTGCGTTGTAATTATTTCTAAACTCTTTATCGGTCTCGAATAAATCATCAAAGTGTTTTAGTCCATGTAAAACAGACGCATGATTCTTGTCAAAGAATTTTGCTATTCTTATATAAGTAATATTTAAAAGGTCTCTACATATTTTATAGGCAATTCTTCTGGCATCAACATTTTCCCTAACCCTATTTTTAGCCATTGGGTTTGCTTTTGTTACTACTGATATAGCATCACAAATAATCTCAATATCATTTTCAAGTGTCTTCATTTCTTTTTTTTTAAAGTAGTTTATACTATTATTCATTTAATTTTTTTTATGTAATGTTAGGTAACTTTCTATTTCCTCCATCGTCTAAAAGATCCCATAACATTTGCTTTCCTTTAATACTATGAAACATGTTGTTTATAAATTGTTCGTCTGTCCCGTTTGGAAACATCCCTCTAATCTGTGCTTTTAATTCCTCGTCTTTTTTACTTAAATGGCTCATCTGTTTGTCTGTTTAAAAATTCTTTGTTTTCATCTTCCTCTTTTATTCTCTCAACCTCACACATATAATTTGATGTCTCGTCTATCAACTCTTGTACTTCTTTAAGTTGTGTTGAGATTTCTTTTAAGTATGGCAATGACCTTTCGGGATTGAACTTGTATTTTCTAGATATTGTGTCCAGAACATTTTGTTTTAAAAATTTACCCATCTTTATATTAGTCGCCATAATTATGAATTTAGTTTTTGAAATTGTATAGTTAAATTTTGTTTCCAATGGTCAGCATCTTTTTCATACTCCTCTAGTATTTTATTTACCAATGGTATCTCATCTATTCCAAGTCTTGATATTTTGTCTAGCATTTCATCTGTATGCGTCTGAAGATTTGTTAGAAATTCCTCATCATTCTTAAACATGGTCTCAATAAATCTTGAGTTTTGTTTTTCCAATTCTAGTTGTGCTTGTTTTACTTTAAACTTTAATGATTGTCTGAATACCCTAGTATTTTCCAACTCGTCTAAAGACTCTAATAAAAGTTGTGCGTAAAAACTTGCTTTTACAACTGCAACATAAGTTTGATCTTTCATTTTTTAAATTTTATTAATTAATATATCCTTTCTTGACCTTGAGAATTTGTAATCATTTCCTCTCCATATTTATCACTTAGTTCTTCATTGTATTCATAAAGGTCAACTTCATTCTTTCTTTGCAACAAGTCATCTAAGGTTTTAAATACATGAGTATAAATGCCACTCATTGTAGCCTCCCATTCTTTCATGGCACTATTGTAAAACAAAAACCACTTTCCTAAATCTAATTGTCCTTCTTCTACTAACTCAGTAACAGAAGACTTATCTATTCCCCAAAAATTATTTTCCATCATCTTAATAAATTATACGATACTTTGATTATTATAAAACATATCCAAGCAAGTACCATCAACGTGAACATGTTTTCTCCTATACTATTTTTTCTTCTCACTTTATTTAAGTTATAATTTGATTAATTATATCTTCTACTTCGTGTTCATTTACTACCATATCTGTATCATCAGCAATGTTAACATATGCGACATCACAATCCTCTCTTAGTTGGCATATAAGATTTTCCAAACCTCCATATCTTGTCATAATTGATTTAAGTACCAGGTCATGTTTATTACTTTTCACCTCTTCTAGTTCTTTTAATCCATATTCATCTGCGTGAAATCGTATAGCAAACCAAATTCGATCTATAGTTGCT